ACACAAGCTGAAGTACAGATATTAGATGGAGCAACAGTTACAACCTCTGAATTAAATATATTAGACGGAGTTACTGCAACCGCTTCAGAACTTAATATTTTAGATGGAGTCACTGCTACAGCTACAGAGCTAAACATAATGGACGGAGTTACTGCAACGACTTCAGAGTTAAACATTATGGACGGTGTTACTGCTACAACTTCCGAACTTAATATCATGGACGGAGTGACTGCGACTACATCAGAACTCAATATTATGGATGGGGTTACGGCAACAACTTCTGAATTAAATTTGATGGACGGAGGAACATCAGCAACTTCAACAACACTTGCTACAGCAGATAGATTTGTATGCAATGATAATGGGACTATGAAACAAGTAGCACTAAGCGATTTGGTCATTTTCCTTGAAGATGGAGCAACTTCTGGTTTCGATGTAGATGGTGGAACATTTTAGACCATAGGAGGTAAAGGCCAATGGCTAATGTTATTAAGCTAAAACGAGGTACTAG